CTCAGTATGCTAGTGGTATTGTTAGAATCTTAGCTAACGTAGGGCAAGCTATGAGTATTTTAAATAGCGTTCCAGCTGGTGGAACTGCAACGCCTCCAAGTATTGCAGCGCCTTCTAGTCAAGCTCCTATGAGTCCTACAGCTATAGAGCCTACACCAGTGGCACTAAATCAAAGGTCTTTAAATACTATTTCTAACGTAGTGGCTAGAGCTTACGTAGTAGAATCGGATATTACCGGAAGTCAAAAAAGAATACAAAGAATAGAAAACGCCGCAAGGTTTTAAGAATGGATTTACCAATTTATCAGCTAGAGATTAGCGACGATTTAAACGACGGAGCGGAGGTAGACTTCGTAGCGTTAGTAGACAGACCAGCTATCGAGAGAGACTTTTTAAAATTTAAAGAGGCACGCTCTAATTTTGCTATTCAATCAGAAGAGCGCAGAATCGTATCTGGTGCTTTAATGTTAGCAGATACACCTATCTACCGTAACGATAGTAACGGAGAATACTACGTAACTTTTACTCCTGGCACTATTGAGAAAATAGCACAGAAGTTTTTTAAGAAAGGCTACCAGTCAAACGTTAATTTAATGCACGACGGAAATCAGGAAGTAGAAGGCGTAACGATGTTCGAATCTTGGATTAAGGACAGCTCTAGAGGGGTAGCTCCTATGAAAGGATTTGAAGACGCGCCAGAGGGTTCTTGGTTTGGAAGTTTTAAAGTAGAAAACGAGGACGTCTGGAATAGAGTTAAGTCTGGGGAATTTAAAGGCTTTAGCGTCGAAGGCGTATTTAACTACAAAAAAGAAAAGCAACCTATTAGCGTAGAAGAGGCGCTTTGGTCTCAAATTGTGGAGGTACTCCAGGCGGTTAAATGATAACGTATTAAATTAATTTCTATTTATAAACAAAAGTAAACGTAATGACTGTAAACGAAGCAATCGAAAAAATTAAAGTCTTACTAGCGTCTAATGAAGAGGCGGTAGTAGAGGCTACGGAAGAAGCTTCTGAGCCAGTTACTGAATTGAACTTTGAAACTTACGACCTAAAAGACGGTTCTAAGATTGATTTGTCCGGTTTGGAAATTGGAGCGGATGCGATGCTAGTGGACGAGACGGGTAACTCTGCGCCAGCTCCTAACGGGGAGTATGAGCTAGCAGACGGTACGATGGTCTCGGTATTGGACGGACAAGTAGAGGGAATCGAAACTCCTCAAGCTGAAAGTCCAGAAGTAGAAGAAGAGCCAGCTACGGAGATGCCTATGGAATCGAACAAGTTCGACGAAATGGAAGGTACTATTTCTTATTTGACAGCTGAAAACGAGGCTTTAAAAGCTAAGGTTTCAGAGTTAGAAGCGAAATTTAACCAAGCATTCTCTGAAGTAATCGGAGCTTTAGAAGGTTTAGCGACTGCGCCTAGTGCAGACCCTATCCAAAAACCTAAAAATGCGTTCTCAGTTATCGAGAAAAAAGAAGATAAAGTAGCGCGCTTTTTGGACAAAGTAAAAAATTTAAAATAACAATTTAAAAAAACAAAAAAATGGGATTCGTAGTAAGTTCATTAGCTAACTATACAGAAGAAAACGCAGCTCAATTAGTAGCTTCGTCTGTATTAGGTGCAAAAACGGCTTCTTTAATTAAGAGCCAAGGTAACGTAATGGTAGGCGTTAAATCTGCAGAGACTATCAACATTATGGACACAGACGCTTTCTTCCAAGACGGCTCTTCATGTGGTTTCAACGCTTCAGGTACTACAACGTTTACACAACGTACAGTAACTGTAGGTAAAATCAAAGTAAACGAGGCTCTTTGCCCTAAAGACTTAGAAGCTAAGTATTTACAAAAAGCTCTTCCAGCTGGTTCTTCTTACGATTCTACAGTATTCGCTGGCGAGTACTCAAACCGTAAGGCTCAAAAAATCGCTGCTCAATTAGAGACTGCAATCTGGCAAGGAGATTCAGCATCTGCTAACGGTAACTTAAACAAGTTCGACGGATTTATTAAGTTAATTGCTGCGGCTTCTGCTTCTGTAGTTCACGCTAACACTACAACGTACTACGGTACTCCGTTAGCTGCTTCTGCTGGTATCACTACTTCTAACGTAGTAGCTGTAATCGACGCAGTTTACAAAGGCTTACCGGCTGAAATCGTAGCTGCTGACGATGCTACTATCTTCGTAGGAATGGATGTATTCCGTACTTACACAATCGCTTTAAAGAACGCTAATTTATTTGCTTATACTTTCGACGGTAAAGCTGATAGCGAAATGATGTTACCAGGTACTACTATTAAGGTGGTAGCAGTTCAAGGTTTGAACGGTACTTCTAAAATCTACGGCGCTCGTTTGTCTAACATGTTCTTAGGAACTGACTTATTAAACGAAGAAGAGCGTTTCGAATTGTTCTACGCTAAAGAAGCAGACCAAGTTCGTTTTGTAGCTGAATTCAAATTCGGAGTAAACTTCGCGTTCCCAGGTGAAATCGTAGACTTCATCTTAACAGCTTAATTCTTACAAATAAGTTCGGGGAGCTTCCTTTGGCTAGGACTCCCCTTAACTTACTAACACTTTAAAAGAAAAAAAATATGTCTTGCGCATTAACTCAAGGGTACGCCCTAGACTGTAGAGATTCTTTAGGTGGAATTACTGAAGTTTATTTTATCGAGAAAGGAAATGTTTCAGCCGTAACAGAGGCAAGCGGTGTAATTACTGCAATTACTAAAGGCTCTGGTAAGGTATTCCGTAAATATGAATTAGTACCAGGTACTTCTTCATTGACGGAAAACATTAACGCGAACGTTCAAAATGGTACAGTATTCTACGCTTCTGAATTATCTATAATTCTAAACAAATTACAAGCGAATACACGTAACGAAATCCTTTTACTAGCACAGAATACCTTATTAGCTGTAGTAGGCGATAATAATGGTAAATACTGGTACTTAGGTAAAGTGCATGGTTTAAACCTTACGGGTGGTAACGGTGCTACGGGAGTAGCGCAAGGAGATAGAAGCGGATACACGCTTACTTTCTCTGCCTCAGAGTCTGCTTTAGCACCAGAGGTTGCGTCTAATATCATTGCTGGATTAACAGCTTAAGTCAGTCGTTTGGTTGACGCACTAGAATAGGGAGGCTTCGGTCTCCCTTTCTTATTTA